AAAAAGTCGTTAATTTGGCCGTCTTGCCTGGAGCAGTTTGGGTGGCCATAAGTGGAGCAGTTTGGGGTGGCCATCAGGGCATGAACTTGGACATTCAAATCACGGGCGTTGAGAAAGTCAGGGCTATGCTGCAACGCATCGGCCCTGCCCTATCGAATCAGGCACTGGCTGAAACTGCGGTCAAGGTCGAGGATTACATCCGGCACGAGGCTGGCCGGCACGAAAAGACGGGCGCACTCAACAGCAGCATTTTTAAGCAACGCAATGGTGACAGTTGGATCATTGGGCACGACTTGCAGCGTGCACCCCATGCTAAGTTCGTGATTTTTGGAACCAGGCCGCATCTGATAAAACCGAAAAACAAAAAGAGTTTGCGCTGGGCAAGCGGTGGAGCTTTTCACTTCGCAAAGGTTGTTCACCACCCAGGCAACAGGCCCGACAAATGGCTAGACCGCGCTGCAGCCCTTGCACCGCAGATATTCGCAGCCGCTGTGCAAAAACACTTCGATAACCTCAACCAGGCGTAAATCATGGCAACCACATACACCTATTTTGACCCGTACCTGCTGCCGCTGGTCACCGCCGAGCGTGAAGCACGCGCACTGGCTGATGTAACGGCCCAGCGCAGTGATCTACCGGCTGCGTGGCTTGAGAGGCTTGCCCGGCTTCGGGCATACGTCATCACATGCCAAGAGTCGCAAAAAGCGGCAGATGACCTGTTCGGCGTGAAGCTGGCCCAGTATCAAAAAGAGTATGACCGGATGCTCCCGCTGGCTAACGCTGCGGCTGATGCAGCCCTGACAGCGGCGGGCGATGTGGTTGCGCCCATGCGCTCGTTTGTCAGCATCGAACTGCACAGGGGTTGATTATGGAGATTATGACGCTACTGGAAGCGATCCGCGATGCGCTGGCTTTGTTGCCATCGGTCAAGACCTGCAAGATCGGCATGGAGGCGAACATATCGCCTGACGATTACCCCATGGTGCGCCTGGTGCCCAGCGTGGTGCGCAATGGGCAGTTCCAAGGCAGGCAGTGCGACCTGACGATCTACTTTGGTCAGCCCATTCACGAGTTCACGGACGGGCTGGAGTCGCTTTACGGCAGCTTGTTTGCGCTGGAGGCTGAGATCATGGACGCGGTGCGCAGTACCGGTTTGAATGCTGCCTATGATGAAACCGTGTTGGACGAGGATCGGCTTGAAGCCTACAAGATCATGGCTATGCGGTTTCTGGTGACGGGTTAAGCAGCAAGAGCCTCTTGCTCATGAGGGACTTCAAAACTCCCGTTTTCTCTCAATTCATTAAATATCTGGTCATAGGTTAAGCCGTGGAATTTATCACCTGGATCAAACACGCCTTGACCATCACCAATGATCCCGTCTCCCTCCATGCGGAAAATAACCCAAATGCTTTTCCCGTACTGAAGTTCACCGTTTAAGTACATTCTCATTTCACATTCCTTGTATAAGCGGTTTCATCAAATTTACAACATTTGGAAAAGCGTTCACTATATTTGCCCCGGATGACCCAGTGCCATGCAATTGAGCGAAGACCTCTGCAAATGTTTCACTTGGCCCTGCATCGCCAGTCTGCATGAAGTAATCAAACGAGCTTGGTATTTGAAACGGATATTGCACCTTTAGAGCAGCTATGTCAAGAGCATGTGCCGCTCTAAACGCTGGTGTGGTTGATGTATTCCCGAGTATGGTATCTGCAACATGGCCAACTTCATGCCGAAATACGCCTTGAGCGCGACCTGATGATCTCCATTTCCCATTAAAAAGAAACTCCTCTGCAACAACCGCTGTTTTTCCTCGTGCAAACCCGTCAGCGTTATCCCACGTCATCCCATTTGGCCACCCTCTAGGTTGCACGCCTTTCAAAAGCGGATCAAAGTTTGTTACCCGACGACAAGCCTCTATTTGGCATCCTTCCGCCGCCAGTCTATTACTGACATTTTTAGGCAATGATGCAATGGCGCTGCGAACATCTTGGCGAAACCCAGTGGTCACCGCACCGCTAAACGATGGGCGAATAGGCGGCGGCTTCGGTGTATTTTTTGCGGGCACAGAAACCAATGGTTGAGGCTTTTTCATCCCCGGATTATCAAGCCCCATCCCCAGCGCCACCCGCGCCGGATGCACCACCGACAAATCCAACTGCCCTAGCCGCATCAGGTGATATTCCTTGTTCTTGCTGGCGTTCAGTACATCGTCAAAAGGCGTTCCATTCAGGATTCGTTGCAGCCTGTCGCGCCCACCTACGATCCTTGCGGCCTCGGGAATGGGCATGGTGCGCAGGTAAGCGGCCTCGCCATTCACTTTCTCACGGGCGTTGCCGGCCGATAGGTCGGGCCTGGAACGAACTATGCACCGACAGAAAGGGTGGTACACGGGCTTTGGTGCCTTGTCCTTGGGGTAACACCCTGGCCCCAGGTTAAACAGGTTTGCACGCGCATGAAAATCACAGATGTCAACCAGCGGGTGGGCGGGTGACATGACAACTTGAACCACGCTGATACTGTCGTCCAGCATGAACTCAGCGCCAACCTTGTCCTGATGTGCACGTGCCAGCTCAGTCTGTGCGATGCGGTTGGCATGAAAGCGGGTTTTTTCGCGGTAGGCCACGTCCAATTTCTTTTTCAGCGAGTCGTAGCCATCGCCCTGCTGCCACTTGTCGATCAACTCCATGTAGGACGCTTTAAGCGCGGCTGATTTCAGGATGGCAGCGCTTTGTTGCACCTGGCCCAGCAGCGTTTCGTAACTACCTTTAAGCGCAGGGTCCATGCGCAACAGATCACGCAATGGTTTTGGCAGTTTGGCAAGACTTCGGTTTTCTATCGGGCGCTGTATCCCGTCCCTGGGGTTGTAGCCGTCATACAAGCGGATAGCCAGCGCACGGGCATCGTGCATCCCCGCTGCGTGAGCCTTGACCAACGCGCCCACTTCCATGCTGGTCTGTAGCGTGTTGCGATATAGCTTGGCCGACAGCGGGATACCCGACACTGGCATCTTGGCAACCTCTGCGGCGGTAACGGTGCGGCCCATTACCTCGGTAAAGGCTTGTTGCATCTGCTCCTTGTATGCACCGTTGAACGTCTCTTGCACGCGCTGCACCGCCTCGACCGGGTTAACGCCTGACGCGATCAGCGCCAGCAACTCGTCATAGCCACGCTGCGCCTGCTCCGCAATGAATCGGGCTTGCTCGTCCAGCAGCGGGTTGATGTTTTCAGGGATTGCCATCTTTTATTTCTCCAAACATGTCAATCTGCCGCTCCCGGAAGCGATGCGCTAAGGCCAGGGTGATCAAGCGGTAGCTGGTGCGCTTGCTGATGCCGGTACGCTGCACCATCAAATCACTGGTTTGCGCAATGCCGTTGCCTTGATCTAGCAGCCTGGCAGCCAGATGCACTTTGCCGGGTTTGATCAGCAACTTTTTGGACAGGTGTACGCGGGTGCCTGAAAACCTCGACAAGAACGAAAGAAACTGTGCGCGCGCGCCTTCGCTCACGGGTAGCTTGTCAAGCTCATGCAGGATTTGCTCTAGCGAAGTGGACTCGGCCATGCGTTCCTTTACAGTGCGTTTGCCATCATGGTTTTCTGATACGGGTTATTGGCAAATGCCACGCCATGCCACCCAATAGCCAGCGCCATCACGCCATCGTCATGCCCGCCCTTGGGCGCGCAGTAGCGCATGGTTCCGCTGGGTAGGCGCTCTTGGTCAAAGGCCATCAGTTCGTCAATCAGCCACGGCACGTTGGGCAAGTGAATGGCACCGTTCTCAAACGCGAGGGCCAAGGCTTCAATGGCTTGGGTCTTGCTGGCGGCTGACGTATGGAATGACTGAACGGGCAAGCGCATACGTTGAAGCTGTTCGATCAGCGGGCCGCCCATGCTGTTTGATTCAGCCAGGATTGGCGCGCGCGGGAAGCGCTGGTGCAGGGCTTGCAGGCGCTGGAGCTGTACGGCATAGTCAATGTCGGTAAAGCGGTCAATCGCCACCGCAGCGCCCGCCTTGGCGTCGATGGTCACAAACACGGTAAAGTCGTTGTGGCGACCCCAGTCCACGCCGATGACGTATGCCGCGCCGTTTTGGATGTCGCGGGAGGTGTACGGGTCAGTGGGCAGGGCCGGGTCGATGGCATCTGTCACTCGCCTGAACACGCCTGCACCCTCTTGCAGGAACTGGGCCAGCACCTCTTGCGCAAAGACGCGCTCGGGGCTGGTCTTGCGCTTTTCCTCCATCCAGCCGGGTGTCAGGTGCGGGTTGTCCATGCTGGGGGCGGTGAAACTGGCCCAGTCTGCCTTGCGCTTTGGGTTGTCCGGGTTGCCGTTTTGCCATAGCTCCCAGAAGTAGTTGCGCCCGTAGGGGGTGCTGATAAACCACGCATCGCCATTCAGGTCGG